GTCGGTTTGAAATCAAAGCCATAATCTTTCTCTAATATAGCTCGACTTCCCAGTGTCTCATAACACCCCATGAACCAATCCTCCGTAACTAGGAGGTGTTCAATTTCATCTAAAAACGTCGCAGAGATGTTGTATCGTCTTGCGTACGATGATGATAATAAAGGAACAGAATAATGACCTGACATGAATTTGAATCGATGTCTATCACTTTCTTTTTGAGATATCTTTGCTCCCTTACCTTTGAAAATGGTGTTTAGTGTATCCTTTAAGGTGCACTCCCCCATATGTATGAGAGATTTCACCACTGACACATTCCACTGATATGCGCGATCACGTATTGAACCACGTCCTGGTAAATCTCCAAAACATGAACCAAGTAATCGTAAAACTACACCTAAATTGAGAGCTGGATAGTATACACCATCTGCCCCCAAAATTGGGCTATGTTTTAGAAATTGTAATTGCTCAATATGTTCACACACGTCTATTGTCACAATATAGCCACACCTCTCCGCAGCTGACCGTACTAACTCTTCGTAACTGCCAAGCCATGTTTTGTACAGTGGCTTGATTGCTGTATAAATACACACATTAGCAATGTTATTAATTAGTGTTGTAAGAACACTACCAGTATATAAAACTGGATTCATTGGTTTTAGGTATATCTTTTCTTTGCAATTTACATAACTCTTGATCTTCATTTTTAGACAACATTGCTCAATTGCTAATATTATCTGGGAACAAAACTTAGATCCACGAGTGATGTATTTTAAGTAATCAAAAATAACATACGTGTGACTTCCATCACACGATGCTATGTCCACGTTTGCTCGAAATGTACGCCCATTAGCATTAATGCTGATTGAGCTATCATCAGAGAATAGTGGCATAAACATACCGTTTGGCGGGTTTATCAATTTTTGAAAAACGTTAAAGAGAATTTCCTTGTCTGGCTGTTTAACGAATTGGTACTGTTCATCATCAAGATTAAAACAATCTTTAATGATATCAATGAAAAATCCACAAACCAAAGAGCTTGCAGGACCGAGATTCAGGAATAATCTAGGAAATTTCCCAGGTTTGCCCCATTCTTCACTTTTCACTTTACCTTCCACAATTCGAGTTAATAATCCCCAGAGTGTGCCATCTCTGTTTGCACGATCAAATTGTTGCATCCTTAAACGACGCAAGCGATGTGGCGCTTCACAATATTGTTTAATTTGATCATACAAATCAGGCAGAGAGATACATGCTAACTTAATCTTGTATTGAATACGGCGTCCAATCTTGCGTAGCAAGTTGTTGCGTTTGACATATAATATCTGATTTTGTGTTAATTGTTGATCGTATCTTTCTTTCTCCGGTTCCCTACGATTAGTCTGTCGTGTTAAAGCCTTGTCCATGTTGATGTTATCTCTAGAATAGATAACTCCTGGATGCCAAAACACGGGGCCATATACAGTTTTATAACTTCCATCTATATATTCTGGTTGACCACTTGAGAATTGTAACCTATTATTTAGGAAAAACTCCTCCCCCTTTACTACTTCAAACTTCTTATTGAATTCGTAAGCTTTTACTACATTGCATATTGTAGTTTGGATGCGATATATGCCAACAGAGTGATATCCAAATCCACCCCGGCAGAGTCCCTAGGAATTGGGTAACTTCGCAGACTTCAATTTATGATGAGCTTTGTACTCATATAGCACCATCCAGTCCTTATAATAAGAAGAGGCATTTACCATGTCTTGGTGCGCAAAATTGTCATATTTATCTAAGCGCTGGAGCTCCATCATATAAGTATTCATAGAATATTCATTGGTGAAATGCCCAGGCTGTGCTTGTTTTAACTTCTTCACTAATAACATATTTATTTTGCAATCTTCGATATGGGTGTATCCATAATCGTTGATATAATCAAAATTATCAAAGTCTATGTAGAGACGATGTGTATTTTTAATGTGCTTAATCCGAAGAGGAGCTATACGATTGTCTCGTAGGCCTAATAAGGCAGCTTCCTCCATGCGGAGTTGAGCAATGAAATTGAATAAGAAGGGGATAAAATTCGGGAAGTACAAGCTTATTAAATATATAGCTAATCGCACTAACCCATCGACTGATGTCAAAGTAAAATTACGTGGAGTCTGAAGAATATCCTCCAAAGTGGATAAACATTGAGCGAAATAACCAATATCTCGCTTGTAAAGCAAATACTTGTCTTCAAAAGAAGCAGCATACTCTAAAGATTCTGCTAACTTCTCCATTCGAAAACGCTCTTCCTTGCTTAACTCTTCTTCCTCCTCCTCAGGTGGTCCGAACTTTTGATTGTTCTTTCCATCCGCTTTAACATTCTTTTGGTGAAAAGCTTTCTTATTGATAAATGGAGGGCTATCATCGGTGTTAGTCCACTCGCCATTCAATCCATTTAAGGCAGAAGCAACTACATGCATCATATCAAATACACATAATCGTCCGCTGGATAAAGACCAGCATATGACAAGTAATCCTAATAAGTTATGGATATACCACATCTCATTTGCATGCAGCCCATGTCGGATATGTAACCTTTGTAAGATCTGCTCTATAACATATGAACTGAATGCAATCCATAGTATATTCATAAGAGTGAACAATCTAAAAGTTAGTATTACCCTAGCTTGAATGCGAGCTCGTGGAAATCCAGGTATACGATTACACAAATTTAACACTATCCAGATAAACGCTATCTTGAAATCTAACCAATCATACCAGTGTAACTCATTCACATACTTGTGTTGTTTTGCAGACACAGGTTGTAACAAGCAC